GCGATCAGCCGGTATAGGCCGGCATCCAGCACGGTTGATGCGCCCGCAGCATCCTTCAACGTGACCGACACAATGCTGCGCACCGGGGCCACCGGCAGCGCCTGCGCTGCCGGGTCGCGCCAGTCGTCCAGCACCCAGAGGAACACGCGCTGCAGCAGGGCCTTGCCGGTCCGGGCCTCGATCACCGCAATTGCGGCCCGCAGATAGGCTTCGATCAACCCGTCCTGCAATCCCTCTTCGGCAAAGCCGGTGCCCAGGCGCAAATGCTCCCGCATCGCCTGGATCGGCAAGGCAGCGGCCGGAATGGGCGTGTCTTCGTTCAACATTGGGGTCGTCTCCGCTTCGCGAAAGGCCAAAACTTCACTGTGCAAAGGTCGCCCCGCCCTGCGTCAGGCGAAGCGGCGCACACCGGCCGCCGCCCCTGAACCGGGGCGGCGCACCGGTCACCCGTCAGGTCACGGCGAATCTCAGCAGTTTGATCGCCGCAAAATCGCTGACGTCGCCCCCCACGCGCCTGGTGGCATAGAACAGCACATGCGGCTTGGCCGAAAACGGATCGCGCAGGATGCGCAGGTCCGTCTGTTCCGCAATCGTGTACCCGGCGGCAAAATCGCCAAAGGCGATTGCATGGGCATTCGCGGCAATGTCGGGCATGTCTTCGCAGATCAGCACCCGATAGCCCATCAGGCGCGGCGGTTCCGCCACGGCAAGCCCGTCTGCCCACATGAAGCGGCCATCGGCGTCCTTCATCTTGCGCACGGCCCCCGCCGTCTTGGAATTCATCACGAAGGTCGCATTGGCGCGGTACGGGGCGGCCAGCGCATAGACCAGGTTCACGATGCAATCGACGGCATTTGTCGTCGGGAAGTCTGAAGCGGCGCCGCTGGCCACATAGCCCAGGTTGCCCCAGGTCCACGTCGCATTCGTAACCTTGGGCGGCAGCAGGAACCCCTTGGGCTTGTCCACCCCGTCGCCATTCACAAAGGCCGCCGACTCTGACCGGATGAAGCGCGAGGCGATCTTCTCGGCCAGCCAGCCCTCCACGTCAAAGGCGCTGTCATCCAGCAGCCGCTGGCTTGCCTTCGGCATGGCCGCAAGCTGGTGCAGCCGGATCGAGATGCGCTCGATCAGCGGCGTCGCCGTCTCGGTGACCGACCCCGTTTCGGTAATCCACCCCGCTCCCACGTCCGACCGGTCAATCAACACGTCGTAGTTCGAGGATTCGACCGTAACCACGCTGGCAATCGACCGGATCGACCCGGTTGCAACCAGCATGGATTTCACCGTGTCCGCCATCTGCGGGCTCACCAGAAAACCGCCATCGCCGGGCACAGCCGTGCTCAGTGCCTTGCCTTCCAGCGTCAGGCCGCGCAGGGCCTCATCGTCGCCGTGGCGCAGATAGGCGCCGAAGGCTTTCTTGTGCGGCTGTTCCGTTTCGACTGCGGTCGAAAGCACCGGGCGCCCATAGGTCATCGTCTTAGATTGAAGCATGGTCAGTCGCTCTTCCTGTTGATGCAAAGCAGATGTCACTTCGGCTTGAAAGCCATGGAATTCCTGCAGAAAACCGGACAAGGCCTCGGTCATCTGCTCGGCCGGTCCGGCGGCCACGGGGCGTTGCGCCCCGGACCGGGTCTTGGTCTCACCCATCGTGTCCCCCGTGATTGTGCCGCCTCAGCGCGCGGCAAGATTGCGGCGCGCCTGCTCGAACAGCCGCGCCAGCCCGCTCCAGCCCGCATCGGCGTCCGGGTCGGCCTTGGCCTGGACCCGCGCTTCAGCCAGCATGGGAAAGGTCACCAGCGACACTTCCCACAGATCCAGCTCCTGCAGCAGCCGCTGCCCCTTGGCATCCCTCTCGGCCCTCAGCGTGCGATAGCCGATCGAAAGTCCGTCGATTGCGCCCGCCGCAAGCAGGGCAACGGCCTCCTGTCCGCGGGCCACCTCCGTCAGGATGCGCCCCTTGACATAAAGACCCGTGGCATCCTCGCGCACCTCGTCCCACACCCCGATGGGCTGCGCCGGATCATGCTGCCACAGCATCTTGACCCGCCGCCCAGATGCGGCCAGGGCTGCAAGCGAGGCCGCATAGGCCCCGCGCCCCACCACATCCCCGCCCTGATCCCGGCGTCCGAAGATCGAGGCATAGCCTTCGACCCGCGATCCCTCCGTCACCGTGATCCCGGCCTCGGGGCGATGGAACTTGCGCTCCGGCGCGCCCGTCTGTGTCATCTCATCCATGTCGCTGCTACCTCATCGCTGCCGCAATCACGGCCTCTGCCATCTGCACCAGCAGAAAACAGGCCACGCCGTAAACCCCTACCCAGATGCGCTTTTCCAGCCGCTCCAGGGCCGCATCGATCTGGCCAAGACGAAATTCCAGCGCGGCCCAGCGTTCCTGCGCCACCCTCTCATTCGCCTCGATCCGGGCCGAGGCCGCATCGAAACTCTCGTACAGATACTTCGATCCGCCGGCTGCTTCCCGCATGCTCAGCCCTCCGCCAGCGGCGGCAGGCCAAGGGCGGCCCGTTTCTCTGCCGGGCTCAGGAAATCTGCCGCCCCGACGCGCGCCCATTGCTGGTCGCGCTCTGCCGCCAGCGCGGGCACCTGATCGGGGTCGGGACGCAACTCCACCTCCTCCCCGGTAAAGGTCGACAGCCAGTGCGAAATCGCAGCCGTCACCTTCCCGGCCAGCGGCAGCACCGTCAGCCGGTAAAAGGCGCGGTGCGCCTCCTGGTAATTGGCATAGGTCGCCTCGCCCGGTACCCCCATCAGCATCGGCGGAATGCCGAAGGCCACGGCGATTTCGCGCGCTGCCGCTTCCTTGGTCTGCTGGAACTCCATGTCCGAGGGCGAAAAGCCCATCGGTTTCCAGTCCAGCCCGCCTTCCAGCAACATCGGACGGCCGGCATTGCGCGCGCCCTGATGATGGCTCTCCATCTCGCTGACCAGCCGGTCATACTGATCGGCGCTCAGATTGCCCTGCCCGTCCACGCCCCGATAGACAATCGCCCCCGAGGGCCGGGCGGCATTGTCAAGCAGCGCCTTCGACCAGGCCGATGCCGAATTGTGCACGTCCACCGCGACTGCGGCCGCCTGCAGGGGCGAAAAGCCGTAATGGTCATCCTGCGGATGGAACGTCCGGATGTGACAGATCGGCGGCGGCCCGCCGGTCATCGCAAAGCGGTGCGTCCGCCCGCCCACGGAATAGTCATAGGCGGCGGGCCAGCCATCGGCACCCGGAACCAGGCTCATCCGGTCCGGCCGCAACACATGCAACTCGCCCGGCAGGGCCGCGCCACCCGGCACCGCCTCCAGATAAGCGTTTCCCGACAACAGAAGAAAGCCGTACAGCGCCTCGAACAGGTCGGCACGCCCCTGTGCCGCATTCGGACGCCGGATCAGCTCCAGCACCGGATGCGTCTCATAGCGCCGGTCGCGGTCCTGCAGGATCAGCGGCAGGGCAGAGGCGGCTTCGGCAATCAGCTTGACGGCGCGGAAGGCCACCGGGTTGCTCTGAAAGCCGGTCCGCATCAGCGAAACCGTGTCCCTCGGGCTCCAGACCGCCCGCCCGCCGCCGCGGAACGTGACAAGCGCCCCCGTGGCCGAGGCCTTGTGCTCTGGTGCCTGTCCCCGCCTGCGCGTCATAAAGTCGAACTTCATTGCGAAACTGCTCCTTTGTCATCGGGCATGCCTTTTGCGGCCTTGGTTTGGCCACCAACACCCTTGGGCATGGCTGCCCGCCGGGGATTGCCCGTCTAAAGCGGACGGATGCCGGGCCGCTGCCAGGACAGGGCCGGTTCAATCATCAGATCGGTCAGCGCCCAGACCAGCGCATCCACCCGGTCCGGGCTGCCCGGCCCGGCATAGCCCTGCCGTGCAAAGCGGCACATCTGGTCTTCCAGATCCGTCAGCCCGCCCAGGTGCCGCACACGACCCTGTTCATACAGCGCTGCCACCGGCTCCGCGCGCTGCGCCTTGCCACGCGCTGCATGCACGGCCCGATAGGGGATCAACGCATCGAACTGGCGGATCAGGCTTTCCACCAGCGCGCCGCCCTGGTTGACCTCTGCCACCAGCCGGTCGGCCCGGTGCCGGTGAAACGCCTGGATCGCGGCCTGCGCCCAGGCCTGCGGGGACGCCGCCGAAACACTTGCATCCTCCAGAACCACGGCGCGCCAGCTTTGCGGCGGCCCCTCGGTGCTTGCCCCCACCACCACGATCCCGCAGGCATCGGATCCCCGGTGGCCGGTCACTGGCGGATCAACCGCCACCACAATCCGATCCAGGTCTGGCGCCAGCGGCAGGCGCAGCGCCGCAAGCTGTGCAGACGTCCACAGCGCGCCCT